ACCTACAATTAACCAAAAATTTCGTTTACCAATTTTAAAATGGGTCATTTCAGGCTCATTGATAGTCCGCCAAATCTTTTTTGATCTTGGATCTTTTAGTTTGGAATTATTTACGCGTTGATTATGAATGCGTTTAATTTCACTAGTTGTTGAAAATAAACCAACCGAAACAAGAATGCGAGGAATAAAGTTATCAAATTTATGACTTTGCTCCATTGATATTCTAATAGTATTTTCAGATGGAGTGATCCCCAATGACTGTTCTGTTAGTCCTTCTATCAATTCACCTATAATAATATTGTCAATTATCCCGTTCATTTTATGATGATACTATAATCTAATACGATAGACAACAAAAAACCCGCCGAAGCGGGTTTTTTGTTGTTGTACTACTATTATAGTAGGTCAAGACTAGTTACGTTAATCTTACCATAGTAGTCAGCACTATTACCGAGAGATGTCTCAGTATTAGTGAATACTGCCTTACCGTAACGAGTCATCATAGAGACAACAGGTTGGAAAGTTACAGGGTTCACGATAGTGCCTGAAGACATTAGTGGAATGTAAGGGCAGTAGAAGTAACCCGAATCAGTTTCACTATTACCACCTTTATAACCAACAAGAATGGTATCATTTACAGCAGCTGCTACAGAAGCACTCAAGTCTACACCACCACCTGCTTGGTTCCACAAGTAGCTGTATACTTTGATAGTACCGTTAAGAGTACCAACAAGCATAGTGTTGTTAGGACCTTTGAATGAACCATCTACAGCAGGAGCAAAGACTGACTTTGCAGCAGATTGTAGAATGGATACAATCATTGGTGAAACAACAACATAGTTACCAGCACCACGACGAGTCTTACGAGCGATTTCGTTAGCTACACGGTTAATGATAACACCAAGGTTGGCTAGACGGTCGCCGATGAAGGCAGGGGTATAGTTACCAGTTGTACCATATGCACCAGAAGCAGCACCATCGAATGAATCAACAGTACCAGCAAGAGCCATAAGGTCAGTGATGATCTCCTGATCGATCTCCTGAACGATTTCAGCAGAAAGAGCTTTAGTCATTTCTGATTCAAGGTCAAGACCATGTTGTGCATTAAGATCTTGCATTGCCTCGATTGTCCAGCCAGCTTGTAGTTTACGGCTACCAGCTTCAACAGATTGACTAACAACATCCAAGGTCATTTTACGACCACCAGAACCTTCTAGGTAAGAACCAGAACCACCATAAAGTGAACCAGAGACTTGTTGTCCTAAGGCGTCAGTGTACGGACCGAAAGCGGATGTATTAGCAGCATTGATACTTGAAGGCCAAGAACCACCAGAAGCAAGAGCACTGTCGATATTTGCAACACCAGAAGCGGCATCAGCAAGACCAGAAGCACCAGCAACCTGAGCAGCTTCAGCAACTGCAGGAGAACCAGTACCTGGACCAGCAGCACCAGAATACCACTGACGGATAGGAGTACCAGAAGAGCCAGCACCGTTACCAAATACCTCATCCCCAGCTGCGATACCAGTAGGTAGACCAAATGGGTTAGCGTTAGAAGTACTGGTTACAGCTTCAGCGTAACGGTAACGTAGAGTGTAAGCCAGACCAACTGGACCAGTCATTGGCTGTACGCCAACAAGTTCTGATGCAATAGTGCCTGGAATAATACGACGAATCATTGGGATCATGATTTTGCGGAAACCAGCAATGTCGTGTGCCGAGACAGAACCAGCCGCAGCTGTCTCATTAAGAAGGTAAGTTTTCTGATTTTCAAGAAGAGTGTCAACTACTTCTTGCTTACCAGCGTCAAGACCTTCAAGGAGAGCTGATTTGGTTTCTGACCAATTTTCAAATAAATCATTCATTTTTATTTCTCCGAAAAGTTAATTATTTAATAATACCTGCTAATTTTTTAAGATAATCAAGTCGTTGTTTTTCTACAGGATCAACGTTTTCTTTGATCATCTCTTCTTTATCACCAGTAACGATTAGACCTTCTTTGACTTCTTTTTTAGACTTATCGTCGGACTCTTTTTCGTCTTTTTCGTCTTTCTTAGACTCTTTTTTGTCCTTCTTTTCGCCCTTTTCGTCATCTTCGTCTTCGTCACCTTCTTTTTCTTCACCCTCAGCAAGTACTCGACCTTCCTTCTCTGAGCCTGATTCTGTTTCACGAATTACACGACCAATAAAGGTTTTGTAACCTTCCTCTAGTTGAGCTGTATCAACATTACGTAAAATTGCTTCCATTACTTCACGTTGACGACCTTCTAGAGGTGATAGAATTTTGTCCATCTTGATATTACGTTCAAGATCGTTACGGACACGTTCGGATTCTTCAAGAGCTGTTTCTACGTCAGATAGACGAGCTTCCATTTCACGTAGATTAGCTTCAGCACTTTCTTCGTCTGAATAGCCGTCCATAAATTCTTGTGCGAACGCTTCATAAATTTTGCGTCCAAATTCATTTTTACGAACTTCGTCGATGTCTTCACGTAACTCATCCATTTCTGCAGTGAGTCGGATTTCTAAGAAGGCATCAATTTTTTCAACAAGTTCAGCTAGATCGCTTTTAAGTTCCTCAGACATATCTGAGCGTGCTTCAACTAATTTTTCAGCATAGTCAGCTTCGAGGTCACGAAAGCGTTCAATATCTTCTTTAAGTTCACTTAGTTCACTGTCTAAAAATTCAGTAACTTTTGAATCGACAGCTTCTACTAGAACATCACGTTCTTTAACCCACTGTTCAGTGAGTTCTGCACGAACATCAGCAGCCGCAGCGTTTTTGGCAGCTTCAGTCGCTTCATCCAATTTTGTTTGGATAGCTTGTTCAAGTTCTTTCTTTCTATCTTCAGAAAGTACTTCAGCTTCCAAAAGTGATTGCAGCAGTTCATCCATTGTGGTTGTCTCCTAATTAACTAGTTAATGTTGCAGTAATGCAAAAATATCTGTTTTTATTTATAATAATAATGCCTAAAAACGCGATGTTAGAGATATATACCTCTACAAACCGCAGTAAATGTGGGATTTTATCGTACGACTAATTTCAATTTTTATTTTATCGCTTTGAAAAAACACCACTTTCTAACCATTTAAGAATTTCTTTCTTGAAAAAATCTTGAGCAGATTCATCATATTTAATTGCTTCAGCTAATTCAATTATATTCTTACCATTTTTTGCTAACTCTAACGATTCATGTATTGTGCTTGGATATGCTTGTGGTGCAGAAGGTGTGGCTACAATATCAACAGTAACAAATTGAAAACCTGTTACGCCACCAGATTCATTAACAGCTCCAGCTCCTCGAGAAGATACACCAAGTGAAACTCCAGAACGAACTAGTTCTTTTGCAATATTTCCCATTGGAGTATTAAGTAACTTTGCTCGACCAATAGCATTAGAACCTTCCATATACAGATCTGTTATTACGTGTGATACTCGATCGAGGTTCACAGATAGGGTTTGTGGATGATCTAATTCACCCATGATACCTTTACGTTCTGTAATTGTTTGTCTTGCAATTTCAACGGCCCGGCTAATTTCAGTAATAGGATATACACGACCATTCCGATTTTTAATATCCGCCATCATAAAAATACCGTTAAGGTACATATCCTTCCCGGCACCATTCATAGATTCTTCTGCAATAATACCCGCTTCACTAGCTGTCAATTCTTCAATTAGAAATTGATGATTCATGTTTATTCTCCAATTCAATGCTTTGTATTATTTATACGTTTGAAAAACAAAAGATTATTTTTTCGAATAAGAATATTGAGAACAATAAAAAAGACCATCAATTTGATGGTCTTTTTATTCTATAGAGGGATTTAACTTATTGGTTTAAAAGTACTTTTTAACGTTTAGCACTTTTCCACATTGCTGCGGCAGCTACACGTTTACCAGCTTCTTCTGATCCATATTCTTTTGCAGCTTTCTTTTCAATCTCTTTAAACTTCTTTCCTGATTTACCAATATCCTCGCCTTTCTTAGCTTTCGCAACTAATTTAGATTTGGCTGACTTAGACATGCCAGAAGATGGTTTTTTCTCAAGAATAATAGAATAGATTTCGTCTAAAAGACTTTCATTGAGACCAGATAAAATCTTTACACTTTCTTTCATATCTTCTTTTTCATCATCCTCGTCGTCATCCTCGTCGTCATCATCCTCATCTTCTTTTTCTTTTTCATCTTCATCATCGTCACTTTCGTTGGCGTCTGATTCTTCATCTTTTTCATTTTCTGATGATTCGTCAGCTTCTTCTCCAAGAATATTACGAGACTTCATTGAAAGATAATCATGTAAGTGCTTTGATGCGGCTTCAGAATCATTACTGATAAGCGCTTCAACCATTTTACGAATAGCTGCTTTTTTCTTCTCCGCGCTCTTTCCTTTTAATTTACGTACAATTTTAGTCTTGTCCTTCTTAGCCATTATTTTACTCCTCGCTTGCGTGCTGGCTTGTATTGTCAGTAACTTCACCTTTTAAAGCTGATTGCATTTTATTCTGCAAATATTGATGAAAGTCAACCTGAGCTTGGTCATTTTTATCGTCGATGATAGCATCGAGCATACTTTGTAATTTTTCTCGTTTGTCCATTGTTCGTTCCTTATTTATGTGTATTTATTTTATTTATGGCGTACCGGGTGCTGCACCTGGTGTTTTTGTGCCTGGTTGTTGTCCAGGCGGAGTGGTAGTTCCCTCAGGTCCTGGAATTCCTTCAGTTCCAGGTGGTCCACCTGCTTCCATACCCATTTCCGCCCCACCAAAGCCGCCACCCATACCACCAGCACCTAAACCACCCATGCCACCCATGGTATTATCTTCTGGACCATAAATCACAGTTAAGTCTGTGTCATCTGGATCAAGACCCATTTCTTCGCGTTTGAGACGTTCATTTGTAATGATTTCTTCATCTGATAATTGCAAGAATCGCTTAAGTTTGAATCGACCAGCTAAGTATGGAATACTTTCGGCAGAGCCATAAGTACCAAGTAGTTGACTATCAAGTTCCAATTGACGATATTTACCAAAATTAGAAGGTTCTGGTAAACAAATCTTATACATAGATTCTTCAATGTTGATATTACATTGACGTAAAAATAACTTAAACTCTTCATCTAGTGTTTTTTCTAGATATCCTTGAAGTCGCTCAATATAGAGTGAAAACCGTAATTCTTGTATATACGCAATCCCAACTTTTCCGTCATTCCAAATCTGTCCACCTTCTTGTTGTTCAATCATATAAGAAGTTGGAACTTTTAAACCTCTCCAAACTTTTCGCTGGAAGTATTCTAAATCAGCTAATTCACCAAGGCCTTGTCCTCCTGGTAACGTTTCAACTCGAGATCCACGACCATCAGGACGTGACGCAAAGAAGAAATCTTCTGACATTGATTGTGGATTATATACTGAATCTATTTCGGATTGCCCACCATTGTTTGTTGGTACTTTCTTTTGTTTAATTTCATTCTTAATGGTTTCAAGGTAATTTTTTACACGCTGAGGTGGCATTTTACCAACATCAATATAAAATACGCGGCGTTCAGGAGCACGCTGTACACGATAGATGATAATTGCATCTTCTAGCAATTCTTTTTGTTTGTGTGAGCGATATACAGGTCTAAGCACTGACTCCCCAAATGGTTGAGTGTCAGCCATATCATCGTTCAAAGAAAAACGAACAACATCTTTAGCGTCGATAATTTCTGTTTCAAATTCTGTGTCTGATTTACCTGCAATTGGTAATCCGTACCCACCAGAATTTGGTTTCATAAAGTCTTTTTTGATTTGCCAGGCGACTATTTTTGTAACATCCTCGGCATCAACGATTGCAGCTACCACATTTTTTGGATGAACAAATATCCATGGTTCATACGGTGTGGATTTTTTACGGAAAAATAAATCACCGTATTTAATAGTCAATCGAGCTATACTAAATAGTCGATTTTGGAAATCGTGAATTTGACACCAACGACGTAATGCAGCTTTAATTGTCAACACAGCTGCACTTTCGACGTTATCTTCATCTTCACTAAGAATATCAACAATGAGTGGTTCTTTAGTCTTAGGATTATTACCTGTCATTTCTTCAGCTATTGTATCAACGGCTCGAGAAACTTCAATGTCGTTGTCCATTAGTTCATACTCACGATATCTTGTTAATCGTGAAGCTGATCCTTGTACCAATCGTTGATACCACGTGTAGTTATTATATGCACCAGCATCAGCCATTTCTTGACTGTCAATCATCTTAGCTGTAGCGTGCTGGGGCTGTACTACTTTAAAATACCCTGTCCATTTAGCTGTCATTTGATACGTTTCTCATAGTAGTTTTCATGTATTTATATCATTCGTAACAATGGGTTACCGTGACCCGCCTCGTCGCCCGCGAGATCTCATAGCCATTTGAGCTAATTTCGTCTTGTTTTGTTCCCTATCCTTTTCAGCATTAGCATTCTGAGATGTAGTTTGGTTATCAATAGATGTTTGTGTTTTGGCGGCTTGTTTTAAGTGTTCAGAGGCAACATTATTACCTTTGTCTACGGCTGACGTAAGATCATCAATTTTATCAATCAGAACTTGGATAGTTTCATCGTAAGCCTTTGAAAGTGATCCTCCTACTACATCAACTAAACCTTCGTGGAAGCTAGGAGCCCATTTTTCTATTGCTTTGTTTATCCCTGTGCCCATAGCATAACCTACTGCCCCTGCCGCAAGGACTGGACCAGCTCTGGCTACTATTTGACTACCAGCTGAAACAGCCATTGTTCTTGCACCTGTTGATGCTATCGCTTCTGCTCCAGCTTGCCCAAGACCAAGAAGTTTGCTTCCTGCACCTCTAATTAAACCAACTAAGCTTTTGCCTATATTACTAAAAGATAAGCCACCTACAAGAGCACCAATAAAACCGCTACTTAAAAATGATAATATTCTATCCGTTTGACCAACCATTGTTGCCATTATGCCTGTAGTTCCTTCGCCAAATTGCTTTACGAGAGGATTTTGCTCATTCGCCTTTTTTTGTTCCATTCCTACGGATAGTACGGTTTTTGCTAAATCGCCTTGTGGTCCTAATAGTTGATTCAACCCTGCTCGATCCAACATTGCTTGTGTTTGGATTTCACCTTGGAAAGATTGCATTCGTGTACTAATAACACCTTCAACCCCCTTTAACAAAGTAGCTAATTGCTGTTGTTCTTGTGGCGTAGCTCTAGCACCTTTAAGCATTATACGCTGCGCTTCAGCACCTTGTGCACCCATTCCCATTGCGCCCATTACCGCACGCAATCTAGCTCCTTGTTTAAGACGTTCTTTCGCACCCGTTCCTGCCATTTGTTCCATCGTCTTCGCTAGAGCTTCAGCTTGTGGCTGTAATAATCCCCACGTTTGGTATAATTTTATAGACTGTTGGATACCTTCAAAATGAGCTGCTCTATCTTTTTGATTCATTTTAAATAGCGTGGCACGTACATTCACATCTTCTATTAAGCGAGCATTCATAGCAGCAAATTGTTCCGCTGTCATACTTAATTCGTCATGAAATTGTTTGAATATCTTAGACTGGCTGCGTACAAACATATCTGTCTGGATACCAGCGTCGCCCAACTTTCTACTGGTTGAAATCATACTAGCTGTAAGTCTAGTAGCATCTCCTAAATCACCAGTTAATTTAACCAAACTCATATTGGTGTTAGATATTATCGAGTTAAACTCGTTAAAACCACCTGTTAGCGCGTTTATAGCTTGTCGATTTTCACCTTGTAGCTGTGCATATTCTTCAGGTGACATACCTGCCATTCTAGACTGAACTAGGCTTAATTCCGCGCCAAATTTCATTGAAGCTTTGGTTGCTGTATATAATTCTTTACCCAATGCTAGAGCTGCAGCTCCTATCACTCCTAAGAATTTCTTCGCATGCACATGTTGATTTTTTACTGCGACACCAAATTTACGAATACTATCATGTGCTTTATTAACTTCCTTATCGAATGAGTCTAACGTCTTTTGTGCTATCTTTCTCGCTTTAGAGTTTTGTACTATAAACCCATTCGCATCTGTTACACTATTCTCAAATCGACCCATTACTGCTTGTATTTCATTGGTCGCCAATCCTAGTTTTTCGAGTTCGGTTGTTACTTGCGACATTGAGTTTTCGCCTTCAACAAAGGAATGTACCAGCGATTGAATTTGAGGTAATGTCTCTAATTTGCCTTGAGTTGCAAAAACATCTTCAAGACTTGTTACATTTGCAGCCATCGCTTTAGCGAAGGCTGACCCTGAATCATTTAATGATTTTCGAAATTTACCTGGTAGTTTTTCTAATGATTTGAGATCAGATACAGAGTTAACAGCTTCATCTAGCACCTTATTTTGGGCCTTAGCAACATTGGTCATATCTGAGAGTAGACTATTATTTTTACTTAATGTATCTTTTAAAAACTTGAGGGCTGACGAGTTATCCTTTAAGATTTGATTATCTTTGGCATGTTCTGCACGTTCGGATGGCGTCTTTGTGTTTGGTCTCATGTTTTTCAGAAAAGCACGCATCGATTCTTCAAAATCGGCTGATGTGGCCATATGGTAATTCCTTTAAATTATCACTTTATGACATATTTATAATCTGGTACCCCTTATGTGTTTTAAATGGGGTGATCTGAGTATAAATACAAACAAATCATACTATAATGAAGGAAAAAC